GATTAGATCTAGCAACAAAATGGTTTAGTCAAGTTCATAAAAATGCTGGCCCATTTGCACAAGCACTTATGACAGACGATCCTGTACAAGCAGAAAGAATATACGGCAAGGCAAACTTTGACAGTTATAAAGAAAATTATGGTTGGGACGGCTTACTAGCAATCAACTTTCCAAACCTAAAATATGTAATGGTTAACACAGGTGATGAGTTTGTTAAAATGGCAGAAGCAGGACATTTCGCAAGTTTAAGCATTAGTTTAGTTCCAAGTAGTGCAAGACCAAGCGAAGTTTATGCACAATTAAGTTTATCTAAAGCAAAGGTTTAGGTTGACAAATAGGTTTGTAGTAGTATAGTATAGTGCTATACATATAGACAAAGGATATATCAATGAGTGCAAACAAAGTATTTAATAGCGAAGAAAAAGCAAAACTAATTCAAGTAATCAACGAAGGCATGACAGTGCTACAAGAAGTAGAAGATCTCAATGCTGGACTAACCGAAACTGTAAAAGCAATCGCAGAAGAAATGAGCATCAAACCCACTGTGCTTAAAAAAGCAATTAGGGTGGCTCATAAAGGTAATTTTGCAGAAGCAACAGATGATTACGCCACATTGGAAAACATTTTAACCACTACCGGCAAACAATAAAATATGAAGGCATTAGTTGTAGGTGCAGGAATAACTGGAGTTACAACTGCATATTATCTTGCAAAAGCAGGCTATGAAGTTACCATAAATGATCAAAGAAAGTACCCAGGCATGGCAACCAGTTATGCCAACGGTGGACAACTGAGTGCTTCAAATGCAGAAACATGGAACAGTTGGCGTAATGTAAAAAAAGGCATCAAATGGTTAGCACAACCTGATGCACCACTTAAAATAAATCTCACTCCATCATTAGACAAGTACAGTTGGTTTGTAAAGTTTTTATTAGAAATAAAAAACAGAAAAGTAAACACAATTGAAACTTGCCGTATGGCTTTAGAAGCACACAAATTATACAAACAAATTGCAGATGAAGAAGGTATCAAGTTTGATAAAGTAGAAAAAGGCATACTTCATGTATACACTACTGAAGAAGAATTTGAACAAGCATGGGCAACAAATGATTTATATAGAAAAGCAGGCCTTGATAGATGGGAAGTAAGCACTGAAGAAATAAAATCGATTGAACCTGCTCTAAGCAATCCTAATATAATTGGTGGATTTTATAATACCAGTGATTTCACAGGTGACATACACAAGTTCTGCGTAGAACTTGAAAAAGTTCTAGAAGCAAAATATGGAGTTGTATTTGAAAATGGTACTATAGATAAACTAGACTTTGATGGGCCAATAGTAGTTTGTGCTGGAACAGGCAGTAAACAATTGGCAAGTACAATCAAAGATAAGTTGCCTATATACTCTGTTAAATGATATAGTATTACAATAAACAGTCCAGGTAATGCACCGTGGGTAAGTTTACTAGATGATGAAACCAAAATAGTTAGTGCAAGGCTAGGCAAAGATAGACTAAGAGTGGCAGGTACTGCTGAGTTTAACGGATATAACACAGACATTATTCAAGCAAGAATTAGACCTCTAGTACATTGGGCAGAACGTATGTTTGAAGGCATCAACACAGAAGATATTAAACCGTGGGCAGGACTAAGACCTATGACTCCTAGTATGATGCCTATAGTTGCACAAAGTAAAAATAAATCTAATGTATGGTATAACACTGGACATGGACATTTAGGATGGACTTTAAGTGCTTATACTGCTCAAACTATTGCAGAACGTATTAGAGGATACAATGGTCCATAAAATTAAACAATTTTGGGTAGACAGTTACAATACACACAAGTTAGCATTTTATTTGGAAATGATAAGTGCAATAACAGTTATCATTGGAAGTGCAATTTTAACTTATACAGTTTTGGAACCAAGACCAGATATTTTTATTCCCTTCTATTGGATAGGAAGTTTAACTGGATTCTTTGGTGCATACTACAGAGGTAGTGTTTGGGTGATGGTATTAACGTTCTGGTTTACAATAATGAATACTATTGCACTTTGGAGAATGTTTGTATGACAGATTACTATGCATTACACTGGAGTGACATAGTTGGTAATATGGGGGTTTTATTATTAGTAGGAACCTATGCCGCATTACAAGCAGACAAAATAGATCCTAAAGGTTTTTGGTATAGTTTTAATAACTGTATGGTAGCCGTACTCTTATTTGTTAACTTATATTTTAAACCTGTGATTGCTAACATTACTCTTGAAGTGTTTTGGTTAGTAATTAGTTTATATGGAATTTACAACTGGTGGAGGAAGAAAAATGCACAAGTATGAAATTTGGTATCAACCAAGAATGGATGATCCTGTTGCAATGTGGGGCTTTGAAACATTAGAACAAGCATTACAACAAATGTCTTATGTAAAACAGAAAAATCCTAAAGCATACCCATACCACTATATCTTAGACATAGATAACAATGAAGAAATTGATTACATTAAAGCAAACTTAATGACATCACATTGGCAAGAAACCATACAATAAACCATTGACAATCACTTACAAGCCTGTTATAATTAAACAAATTACTAGGAGAACGCATGTTTGTTGACGCTCACTTTGACCGAGACAAAGATAGAATATACATTGTAGAACGTAACACAAAAGGTGTACGTGAATACAAAGATTATCCTGCAAAGTATGTATTCTATTATGATGATCCCAAAGGCAAATTTAAAAGCATTTACAATACACCAGTGACCAGAGTTCAGTGTCGCACTATGCGAGACTTTAGAAAAGAACTAAAACTAAATGGAAGCAAACGATTATATGAAAGCGACATCAATCCAGTATTCCGTTGTTTAGAAGAAAACTACTTAGGCCAGAATGCACCAGAACTTAATGTTGCATTCTTTGATATTGAGACAGACTTTGATCCTGAAAGAGGATTTAGTCAACCAGAAGATCCATTTAATCCTGTTACTGCTATCAGTGTTTACTTGCAGTGGATGGATCAAATGGTTACACTTTGTACCAAACCGAAAACAATCAGCAAAGAAGATGCTCAAGCAATATGTGATGAGTTTGAAAACTGTGTCTTATTTGATACTGAAGCAGAACTACTTGACATGTTTCTTAATGTAATTGAAGATGCAGACATACTAAGTGGATGGAACAGTGAAGGTTATGATATTCCATATATGATAAACAGAGTAAAACGTGTGTTGAGCAAAGATGATACAAGACGTTTTTGTTTATGGGGACAGTATCCAAAGCAAAGATCCTTTGAAAGATTTGGTGCAGAAAATATAACATTTGATACTATTGGTAGAGTACACATGGATTACATGCAACTGTATCGCAAGTATACATATCACGAAATGCACAGTTATAGTTTGGATGCAATTGGCGAGTATGAACTAGATGAACGTAAGGTTGCATATGAAGGAACACTTGATCAACTATACAACAATGACTTTAAGAAGTTTTTAGATTATAGTAGACAAGATACTGCACTACTAAACAATATAGATCGCAAGTTAAAGTTTATTGAATTAGCAAATGAGTTGGCACATGCCAATACAGTTTTACTTGCAACCACAATGGGTGCAGTGGCAGTTACAGAACAAGCAATTATCAACGAAGCACATGAACAAGGATTGGTAGTACCAAGTCGTAAAAGCAGAGAAGAACTAGGTAGCACACAAGCCGCAGGTGCTTATGTGGCATATCCTAAAAAAGGTATGCATGACTGGATAGGTGCTATAGATATTAACAGTTTGTATCCTAGTGCTATTAGAGCATTAAACATGGGTAACGAAACTATTGTAGGACAACTAAGGCAAGACTACACAGAACAACATGTACATGATGCTATGGCAAACAAAAAGAGCTTTGCAGATGCATGGGAAAACATGTTTGGTAGCATTGAATATGAACTTGTGATGTCACAAGACAAAGACAAACAGATTGTTGTTGACTGGGAAAATGGTGGTGATGATGTACTTACTGGTTGTCAAATATATAAACTAATATTCTTAAGTAACAATCCGTGGATGCTAAGTGCAAATGGTACTATCTTTACATATGATAGAAAAGGTATTGTTCCTGGCTTGCTAGAACGTTGGTATGCAGAGCGACAAGAAATACAAGCAAAGATGCGTGATGTTAAAGATGCAAAAGAGAAAGCATTTTATGACAAGCGACAGTTGGTAAAAAAGATTAACTTGAATAGTTTGTATGGTGCTTTGCTGAATCCTGGTTGTAGATTCTTTGACAAACGTATTGGACAGTCAACTACATTATGTGGTAGAGCTATTGCAAAACACATGGACGCATATGTTAATGAATGTATTACAGGCGAATATGATCATGTTGGTGATGCAGTAATTTATGGTGATACAGATTCTTGTTACTTTAGTGCATACAATGCCGTAAAGGATCAGGTTGAAAAAGGTGAACTTGAATGGACCAAAGAAACTGTGATTGAGTTATATGATGGTATCAGTGATAAACTAAATGAAAGTTGGCCTGACTTTATGAAGAAAGCATTTAATACGCCAAGAGAAATGGGCAAGATTATTAAGGGTGGTCGTGAAGTTGTAGCAACAAAAGGTTTGTATATTACAAAGAAACGTTATGCAATGTTGGTATATGACATTGAAGGATATCGCACAGACTTTGGAGATAGCCCGGGCAAGATTAAAGCAATGGGTTTGGATTTGAAACGTAGTGATACGCCTAAAGTTGTGCAAGACTTTCTTAGTGATGTACTTACAGGTGTGCTCACAGGTGATCAAAGAGAAGATGTGCTTAACAAAGTTAAAGAGTTCAAAGATGGATTTACATTAAGGCCGGCTTGGGAAAAAGGATCTCCTAAACGTGCAAACAATATGACAAAGTTTACTGCTCTTGAAGAACGTCAAGGTAGAGCAAACATGCCTGGACATGTAAGAGCTAGTATCAATTGGAATCGATTGAGAAAAATGAATAGTGATCGTTACTCAAGCGAAATTAAAGATGGGCAGAAAGTGGTAGTTTGTAAACTAAAAAGCAATCCACTTGGATACACTAGTGTGGCATATCCAACTGATGAAGCCCATTTGCCACAATGGTTTAAGGATTTGCCTTTTGATGATCATGCCATGGAGGCAACTGTTATTGATGGTAAATTGGAAAACCTTTTAGACGTCCTTGAATGGGATCTAACACTTGACACTAACAATACAACAACTTTCAATGATTTGTTTAGTTTTGAATAAAGACAAAATTTTACTTGACTTTTAAGAAAAATCTAAATACAATATACAATAAAACTATAGGAGTAGTAATGAAAGACTTTTTGCAAGATATTGTGCAACATACACATGGTTTAGGATTTATCGATACTGTGAAAGTAGTAGGCACAGACAGTGAAACACTTATCGAAGGCTTGGCTGAAGATAGAAGTGTTATTGTCAAAGGCAAATTTAAATCACCAATTGCAGAATTTATTGGTACATTTGGTATGCCTAATTTAAGTAAACTAAATATTCTTCTTAACATTCCAGAATACAAAGAAGATGCTAAGATTGATATCAACACACAGGATCGTAATGGCGAGACAGTGCCAGTTGGTTTACACTTTGAAAACACAAGAGGTGACTTTAAGAATGACTATCGCTTTATGACTAGTGAAGTTATTAATGATAAACTTAAGACTGTTAAGTTTAAAGGTGTTAATTGGAACGTAGAGATTGAGCCAAGCATTGCATCAATATCACGTTTGAAGATGCAGTCGCAGGTACACAGTGAAGAAACTACATTTATTGCTAAAACTGATGATGGACACTTGAAGTTCTTCTTTGGCGATCATAGTACACATGCTGGTAACTTTACTTTCCAACATGATATTACTGGCACACTAAAGCATGGATGGCATTGGCCAGTTCAGCAAGTAATTAGTATACTTGGATTGCCAGGTGATGCAAAAATGAGATTCAGTGATGAAGGTGCTAGTATGATTAGCATTGACAGTGGACTTGCTGAATATGATTATATTCTTCCAGCACAACAGAAATAATTAATGGAAAAAGATCTTACAAAAAGTCAAAACGACTACGCAGTTTTCTTGCCAAGTATTAGTGGCTTCTATGCTACTTTTATTGGCAAGCAACGTTTTGGCGAGTATGTTGACTACAATCGTGTTCCAGCAGGATTAGGAGATGTTGAGTCTTTAAACTTTCTTAACAAACAACAAGGTGCATTTAATTATAAATGGGCACTTTATTCAGCAGGACATGCCAATTTAGATACAACAAAGCATGTTGACAAAGAAGACATGATTCGTAATAGAGATCGAGATAACACTTGGTTACTTGGTGATTCAGGTGGATTCCAAATTGCTAAAGGTATTTGGGAAGGCAACTGGGCAGATCCAAACTGTCCTAAAGCGGCCACCAAACGTAAGTTAGTAGTTAATTGGATGGAAGAATATATGGACTATGGAATGATGTTAGATATTCCAACATGGACATTCCAAGATCCAAAAGCCGCTAAAGCAAGTGGCATACACAGTTATGATGATGCAGTAAAGGCAACACACATAAATGCAGAATACTATCTCAAGCACAGACGTGGCAACTTTAAAGTACTGAATGTATTACAAGGTAGTACACATACAGATGCAGACAGTTGGTATGAAGGATTCAAAGACTATTGTGATCCTGCAAAGTATCCTGATAATCACTTTGATGGCTGGGCAATGGGTGGACAAAATATGTGTGATGTACATTTAATCTTACGTCGAATTGTACATCTAATACATGATGGTTTACTACAAGAAGGTATACATGATGTAATGCATTTCTTAGGTACTAGTAAACTTGAATGGGCAGTTTTATTAACTGACATACAACGTGCAGTTCGTAAGTATCATAACAAAAACTTTATGATAACATATGATTGTGCAAGTCCTTTCTTAGCAACTGCTAATGGACAGATTTATCATCATATTCGTTTAGGTGATAGAGAGAAAAAGTGGAGTTATAAAATGTCTAGTGGCATTGATAACAAAAAGTACAGTGGCGATAGGCGTAGTTATCGTGATGCAGTATTGCAAGATAGTGTACTTGAATCCTTTGAAGATTCGCCAATCAGTACACATCTTAGTGCAAAAGATATTTGCATTTACAAGCCAGGCGACCTAAATAAAATTGGTAAAGAAGGTCGTACTAGTTGGGATAGTTTCAGTTATGCATTACAAATGGCACACAACGTTTGGATGCATGTTGAAAGCACACAAAGAGCAAACAGAGAATATGACAATGGACACATTCCAGGTATGCTAGTTGATGAACGTTTTGATCGTGTACTATTCAAAGATATTGTTGATCGTATTTTTAGTTTGAATGATAGAGATAAAAGTCTAGCACTAATTGAAGAATACAGTAAATTTTGGATGATGGTAATTGGAACACGTTTAAACATTGGTAAGAAAACAATGAATGCACAAACAATGTTTTCTAATTTATTTGATGAAGGTGACACAGATGTAGAAGATGAAGTTGAAGAATTTTCTGATAGTCACTACAGTAACTTAGAGGAACTTGAAAAAACACAGGAGTAAATCAGTATGAAAAATTATCAAGCTCGAATTGAAATGCTACAAGAAACACACAAGTATTTGGATCGGCAATGCACTGACCTTCAAAAGAAAAATGGAAATAGCAAAGAACTAACAGAATTAAAAAAGAAAAAATTACAAATCAAAGATCAAATTCAAGAACTAAAGAGATTGCAAAGTGAAGAGACCATACCACAATAATAAAGAAACAGATATAGTAACTACATTTATTGGAACTGAAGTTGAAAATTCGCCAATGCTTGGG